ATTATCCGCATGCAACCCTACAATGGGCACTACTCTTACGATCGTGATGAAGTCTGCGACTACGTTAGCGATCTTGCTAAAATCGCTGCTGACTTCGATTATGAGGTCAATCCTCTTCTTCTCATTAATTGTTATACTGAAGGCGTCAGAGGCCGACTCTTGGTCACTGAATCTGAAAATTGTGATGCTGGCCCTTGTGTCCAGATTGTGAACACCGCAGAAGTGAAGAAAACTGAATCTCATCAGGATAGAAAGCTTGTTGTTCCTAAATTGGAATCTCACCAAGATCGCAAACTAGTGATGCCCAAGTTAGAGAAAGAAACTTTAGTTGGTAAATTTAAGGGCATTTTTGACAATAAGCCCTTGCACGCCAAGGAGAAACCAGACGAGATAGACGATCATATTAAAACGCACATGAGTTCTGATGGCAACACTTCTTCTATAGTCAGGAAATTGCTGGCTACAAATGTAGTTAAATGTAGATTTGATGGAAATGGCACACACGCTATGGTTGTTAAGGGCAGACACTTGCTCATAAACAACCATTTTGTAGAGGGTTTGGACACTATTGACGTTGCTGGATTACTTGATACTCTTGTTTACAAAACGCACAAAATTGTCAAAATTGTTCCAATTGAAAGAAAGGGAACAACAACCGATTTCAGCATCATTGAATTAGATAAAGCTTTCACTGCACGACCTAATATAATCAAGCACTTCCCGGAGAAAAGCGAAATTGCTAATCTTCCGGGCCTTGTGGAGAATGGATATCTCAGAGTTGTCACCTCAACTCGTTTGGAATATAAGGGCAAGGACACACTCTTGCCTCTTATCGAAGCACTCACTGATCCAGAAGTGGTCAGTAGAATCTCACCTTTTGATGATGCCAAGCAAAGGCAATATGAATTGATTGATGTTTTGAAAACTAGGGGCAACACAGCTCCTGGTATGTGTGGTTCACCAGTTGTACTCTACAACACACAAAGTAGGTTTAAGATACTTGCTGCACACGC